AAATGCACCATTAGCAAATGATGCCGCTGAATTGGCTCTATCAAAAGCACCATTGGCCAGCGAAAAAGCCAAAGTTGTATTACTAGCAACAAAAGAAACTGGTTGTTGTATAATAATATTTCCAACCATACCACTATGGTATTGGCATTGATAAACATATGTACTTTCAACTAAAGAGAAAGGAACTTTCCAAAATAATATTCCAGATTCTTTTCCTTGAGCATTGGAACCTGTTGTTACAACACCTGAAGATGACACGTGTGTTAATCCATCAGAAATATTAGTACCACCTGATGATTGACGAATTAGAAATGGATGACCAGATATATCAAGATTGAATGCTATTGTTTCACCACCTGAAATATAAATTGATGGATTATTACCTGAATATTGGTCAATTAAATATGCTGAAGCACCACTATGAGTTACATTTAATTTTGTTACAGCACTTGTATAGTTAGAATTTGCTTGTGTGAATGCACCATTAGCAAAGCTGGCTGCCGAATTGGCAACATCGAATGCTCCGTTGGCAAATGAACCAGCTGAATTGGCTTTGTCGTAAGCATTATTTGCTTGAGTTCTTACCCACGGGTCTGTGGCGGTATTCGCAGCATTATAGGCCGCATTGGCTCTATCGAAAGCTCCGTTAGCAAAAGTTGCTGATGAATTGGCCACCACAAAGGCACCGTTGGCAAACGATGCTGTGGTATTTTGTGAATCATAGGATGCATTAGCTCTTAAAAAAGCATCATTGGCAAAGCTGGCTGCTGAGTTAGCAGTTACAAATGCACTATTGGCACGGTCAAATGCAGGACCAGGGTCACTTCCACCTGATACTGACGCATTGATTGTGATTGTTTTTGTGGTTGTATTTGTGCTTATGGTAACATTATTACCTGCAACAAAAGACAAGGTGTCTGAACCACTTCCCGCAAATATTAGGGAGTTGTTTGAGTTGATTGTGTCAAACGAGAATTGGTTGGATATGTATGATGTACCACCAAGACTGTTTTTATAAAACAGTTTACCATCGGCGTAGTTAAGAGCAACCTCACCAAATGCAAGACCTGATGGTGTGTTTCCTGTTACGCCTGATTTTTTTAACTGTATTGCTGTGTTTGACATTTACTTAAAACGATCCGCCATCCTTGAGTTCGCCATCAGCACCAACTAAACTTGTTATTGTCGTTGGTGCCACTTCTTTATTCAGCTGTTCTTCAATTTTTCTTCGTTTGGCAGGAGGTAGTTGTAAGTATTCAATCTTTTCAGTCAATTCGGCAATCTTATTATTCAGATTACCTTTCTCAGCTTCATGTCTCCGAATCAACACTCTAACATTTTTATCATTTTCTTCATTAATGCCTTGAATTTTTCCATTCGTTTCGGCATTCATAGAGTTGATTCTATTTTCAAGTTCTGTTCGAACTCTATTAGTTTCTTCTCGGGCTCTAATCAATTCACCTTTAAACGTTTCGACATGTGTTGCTTGATTTTTAACACTATCATAGTCTCTAAACTTTGTGTTTAATTCTTCAAGTTCAATACGATGTTTATTGGTCAATTCATTAATGTCGGTACTTTGTTTAGAAACAAGTTTTTCCTTTTCGTCTAACTTGTTTTTTAAATCTTGTATGACACCACTTTCATTCGTTGCATTAGCTTGTTCCAATTGTTCAATTAATGTTTGTAATTCATTATTGGATCTTGCCAATGCTTCAAGTTTTTCAGTCTGTTCTTTTACAACATCATCAGTAATTTTTTGATTCGCTTGCATTGAGACATTTCGGACAACACAGTCTGTCATTGTTGCCGTTAATGTCTCAATATAATAATTTAAATACTTTTCATTTGCCATTTCAAACTCCTATCATAAAAAAAATCTATTACATTATATAGTCAGCTTAGAATTGACCTCCGTCCAAAGCGGATGACCAAACAGGAACACCTGCATTGGTTACTGTAAGTATTTGATTAGACCATGTTTGGTCGGCGCCACCACCGGCCGCAGCAGTAACACTCATTGCACTTGTGCCTGAACCAAATACGATACCGTTTGTGGTGAATGTAGAAGCACCAGTACCGCCTTGTGCAACAGTCAAACCACTAATGTCTTCCGCAGTCGCAGCACTTACACGGCCATATGCATCAACAGTCAACGATGTGATTGTCTTGGCAGCACCTAGTGTACCAGTTAATGCATATGTAACGTTAGCAATTGCTTGAATTGCACCATTGCCATTACCAACCAACATTCTACCAGCAGTAAATGTCGATGCACCTGTACCGCCTTGAGGAACGGATAGACCAGAAATTTCTTGTTGTGTAAATCCTGTTACACGGCCGTATACATCTGTCGTGATGTTGTTAACTGTGTTCGAAGTTGCAACGTTTACGTTTACAGAAGCAACGTTTGCTTGTGATACTAAAGCACCAGACCCGTTACCGATAATAACTTGACCGGCACTAAATGTATTTACACCAGTACCACCTTGGCCAACTGTTAGACCAGAAATCTGACTGAATGTTGCAGCTGTTGTTCTACCGTATGCATCAACAGTTACAGAAGTAATAGTATTGTTTTGTGCGCCACTACCTGTTTCAACAAATGTTGTATTAGCAAGTAGTTTTAATGAGTTTGAACCATCACCAACAAGAATAGAACCAGCAGTGAATGAACTTGCACCAGTACCGCCACTAGCAACTGTTAGGTCATCAGTTAGTGTTAATGATTTTAATGTTGCTGCACCAGCAACGTTTAATGTACCAACTTGTAATACTGTTGTGTTTGCCCATGCAGCAACTAAGTTAGACTTCAAGTTTGCTTGGCGGAAGGTTCCATCTGCAACGTTAATTACGTTACTCGTTGGATCACCTGTATAATTATCGAATAGATAGTATGCACCATCACCAGCATGACGAATCAAACCAGCAGAACGAGCTGATCCATCATTATATGAACCAACAAAACCAATATCGACTGCATCACCTGTGTTGTTTGCTGCAAGACCAAGCAATGAATCTTCAACTGTCAATGTTGTTACATCATATTTTGTAACTGCACCTAGTACAGCAAGGTTACCACTGATGGTAATATTACCATCAATTGTTTGATTCAACGATGCAGTATTTGCACGAACAACTGTAGTGTCTACACCAAAAGAAACTGCATTATCTGTTACTACTGATGTGATACCTTCACCACCAATGAAAGTGATTGTGTCATCAACTAAATTAATTGAATCTGTACCGGTGTCGCCTTTAATAGCCAATGTTGTTGAGATTGTTGCCGAATTGGCAATCGTCATAACACGACCATTCGCAGATACTTGAATGATAGGTATTACTGTTGAACCACCATAAACACCAGCGGTTAGACCAGCAATAGTGTTAAGTGATGCACTTAATGTTGCATTTGCAGTACCATTAAACAACTGTGCGGAAGCAGTAATGTCACCACCAGTAACATTAATGTACCTGTCTGTTTGGAATTGTGTTGCAGAGTTTGCGTTACCTGAGAAAGCGCCAGTACTTAATACACCACCATCAGAGAAACTAATACTTCTGACGTTTGCGTGGCCCATGAAAACGTTACCAGCCGCATCACGTTTAACGATTGTACTAACAGTATTTGAACTGGTAGCGGCATCAATTTGTGAGGTATAGTATTGACCACCAACATTAACAACACCTGTACCAGATGGTGAACCAATGAAAATGGTATTTGAAAGGTATGAATAACCAAGTTCACCAGCTTGTAGGCTTACTGGTGTGCCTAGCGTGGTGGAACGCTTGATTAGAATTGAGGTGTTTCCGATGGCCATTATTATTATCCTTTTTGATTAGTTGGATTTAAATCCTATATCTATTTATGAAAAATTGCCTGCATCAATTATACTAATCGCATTGGCAATGTACTCTGGTCCGCCTATACTAACAATATTATTGGTCCACAACTGAGTTTCTACATTTAATGTGGTACTACCAATAAAAAGAGTGTTGGAAACAAAAGAAAATGCTAATTCTCCGTCAGCCAAATTACTTGGTGCCGTATTTGCGTAAGAACGCAGTATCTGGATTGTTGTATTTGATCCTGCCATAACTTATCTTAAAAGAAACCCATATCAACACCCTGGAATGCCAAATAAGTTATAGAGTTTGCCACGGCCCGTTGAATTGCTTCTTCTGGAATGACACCAGCAATGGTTTGTACTGGTGTAAGACCACCAACCGGTGATACAACAAGTGCAATTGGATTAGGATTTGCTACTGTTGGCGCAGCGGAAAATGAAATTGCACCAGTTGTTGCTTCAGATTTAATAACTGTACCATCTAAGTCAATTGTGTTACCGCTTAGATAAAGACTTCGGAATTTTCTTGTTCTACTACCAAGGTCATATGTTCTTGACTCTGTTGGTAATAAATGACCACGAATTGGTGTGTCGGTACCAAGGCCTTTGGCGCTGAATGTTTTAGTATCAGAATTATAAACTATCACATCACCGGTGTTTGCACCAGTTAAAGATAAGTCTGTTAAACTTCTGAGTGTTTGTGTACCGTAAGATAGAGTTTTGACCCTTGATTTTTGTCCTTCTACTCTTACCCTAACTGTGGCTGGTTGTCTAACTGTTACTGTTGGCATGATGTTCCTTTAAAATACAGTAACTTGAGGCAACACGTTCACAATTCCTTCTAAGACTCTCGTAACATTGTTAGAAGAATCTTTTATAACAACATCATATACATATCTACCAGCAGAAATATTTGCTGTGTTTGCATATGGTAAAGACATAATCATGATGCCTTCAGTTGGATCATTGATAGTTATAACAAATTGAGCTGTTGTATTACTTGAATAATAAGATTTTTTCATCACAGCTTTAATTTGGCAATTGACTAATTGAAAAGGTGTACCGTCAGCCTCATCCAATGCTACCGATGTATTGAAGCTTGAACCTTGTTCTAAAAATAATTCTTGATAACCTGCTGGCATTTTTTAACCCCTTTAGAGGTATTTATCAGTTATTCGGTTCGCATCCAAACATATAATGGATCAATGTCTGGTGTTGTATTGGCTGTGGCAAAGGCTGTGTTGGTAACTGCTACCCAGGTACCAAAACCAAACAATGTATTTGGATTAGCACTGTTCAATCCGTTCATATAAATTGAACCAATCGGATAACCAGTGCTTAATGTATTTATTGTGGTAGGAATAGAAGGTTTATCTGATAAATCGAAGTAAGAACCTGATGTGGCCACTGAAGCTAAACCTGCCACAGCTGATGCATTAATTAAAATTGCAATATTGTTTGCTGAAGTAAGTCTACCTCTATTGTCTACAGTGAACCTTGGCACAAAAGATTGTGATCCATATGAACCGGCAGTTACGTTTGTTATAGTTAGTCTAGCTGATGGTAAAAATCCTGTGATTATATTAGCTGCATCTGTTGTGTCTGTCGTTGCTGATGTGGCTAATCCAGTTACTTGTGCTGGTAAAATCTG